AAAAGAGAGAACTCAAGATAATTCGTAGAGATGAAAATCCAAATAGCGATACTTATGGATACCTAACAGGTGAAACCTTTTTCTTTGCCATTAACAAAGTTTCAAATGCGACAAGAGGTGCAAGTGATTTGCTACCCTTGATAGATTGGATTGATTCTTATGACCAGTTTTTATTTACAAGACTTGAAAGGCAAATGAATATTAATAATTTCTGCTGGGATGTAACTTTAGAGGGTGCAGATGAACATGAAATAAAACAATTCCTTGATAATTTACCACCTCCTTCGCCTGGGACAATCAGAGCACATAACGAGAAAGTTAAATGGGATGTAGTTGCTCCTAAGCTTGAAGCAAGAGATGCAAATCAAGAAAGCCGTTTGATAAGAAATCATATTCTAAGTGGTGCAGGTTTCCCACCTTATTATTTTGCAGATACAGAAGGAGTAAGGGCGGTTGCTTATGAGCAGGCTTTTCCTACCGAAAAGATGCTTATTACCAGACAGAAATATTTTAAAGCAATGATTGAATATGTATTCAATTTTGTAATAGACCAAGCAATTCTTCATAAAAGATTACCAAGGAATGTTAATCGTAAGTTTGAAATAATTTTTCCTGAAATATCATTAAGAGATATAGAACGGTTGAGTAGAGCATTTAAGAATATCACCTTATCAATAGAGCATTTGAAACAAAATAATTTAATTTCAGATGAAGAAGCTAAAAAGATTATAAGGAATTTATTGAGCCAGATGGGTGTCAATATTGACAATGAGTGATATGAAAAAGAAATGTAATTATATATTGAGTAAGACTGATAAAGCAAATATTGTAAAGGAATATTTAAAAGGCTTGAGTTCAACCAAGTTGAGTTTGAAATATAATGTAACTCCATCAGCAATTTTGAGCATTCTCAAAAATAGAAAGATTAAGAGACGAAATAGGTCGGATGCTGCTCGAAAATTAAGTCTTGATATTAATGCATTTCAGAATTCAAATAATGAAGAAGTTGCTTATTGGGCTGGATTTCTTTTAGCAGATGGTTCAGTAATTAAGATTGATAATAGTTATCAAATTTCCTTAGTCTTACATCAACGAGATAGAAACCATATTGTAAAATTCAAAAGATTTTTAAAGTCAGAGCATAAGATTTCGAAAAATCGAGTCTTTTCTGTTTTAAATGTAAGGTCGAGAAAATTAGGATTAGACTTGATTAACTTGGGAGTTATTCCAAATAAGACTTATAAAGATAGCAAAATTCATAAACAGTTATTAAATAATCGGCATTTTTGGAGAGGAGTGGTAGATGGGGATGGCAGTCTTTGTTTTTGTAATAAATATCCTGTTTTAAATTTAATGGGAAGAGAGAATTTGCTTCGAGAATTTTTGATGTTTATTCAATATTTCTTTCCAATGATTAATACTAAAATTATACCGATTAAGAATGAAGTTTGCAGAATCTTTTTCCGAGCTAATACAGCAAAAAGGGTTACCTATCTTCTATATCATGAAGCAAATGTATTTCTCGATAGAAAAATGGATATGGCATTGAAAATCTTAAATTGGGTAAGTAAGAAAAATCAAAATATGTTACTGAGCCAAATGGCGATGAGATAGAAAGGCGAGGGGCTTAAGCCAGTGCGTATAACTGAACTTCATTTAGAGCAATTTAAAAAAGAAGGGGTTGATTACGATATTAAACATGCCAAGACCAGATGGAGAGAATTGCTGGCGGACATTAGGTATCTTTTCAATAATGCTTTACCAAGGATTTGGAAAGGCGAGAAATGGGGTGATTGGCAGGAAGAAGATTGTTTAAGATATGGAGGTAAGATTATAGATGCCCTTCGTTCTGTTTATTTTCCTTTGATACCACCCTCTAAAGATGACCCAAGATATAATACAAGCTACTGGAAGGCTTATCGTAAGGCTGAAAAGAAAGGTTATATCAAATCTAAACCACCTAAACTAGAAGAAGTATCTGAATGGGATAAGAAACGCAAAGAGATAATCAAAACCTCTTTAGAAGAAGCAGAAAGAAAAATAGATGGTCTTTATTTAACTTATCCACATGGAGAGTTATTTTGGACTAAAGAAAAAACTTTGTTAGTGAAGACTAGAAAGTTTGATTTATCCAAGCCTCACTATCTAATTGATGATGGCTTTTGCTATGGGATTATCTCGTTCAAAGAACCTAAAAGAATTACTAAAAAGCAGTTCTTTACAGAGGATTTAAAGAAAAAGCATCGCATCCTAGATACAGAAGCTTGGCAGTGGTGGAGAATGTCAAGAGACAATGCAGTTGAGCCTGAACTTTGGGCTTATGAGGTTAAAAAATTTGAACCGTTTGAAATACCTGAAAGAGTGAAAATACCAAAGGGAACACAGGTTATAGTTGATGCAGATAACATTGAATTTGTAGGAAAGGATGAAGAACAACCTGCAAGGATTGATTGGCCTATAATGGCTACCAAGGAAGCAAAGACTGATTACATTAAATTCTATGGCACTAAAGGATATATAGAAGAAGAAAACAATGAACATAAATATCATACCTGTATTTTGTTATCCTTAAATGACACAAATATCTTATTGGATTATGGTGAGAGGCATCCTGAAGAAATAAAGGAAAGAATAGATGTGATATTGAACTCGCATCGGCACATTGACCACATCTGTCCTGAAATATCAAGCTTTGCTTGTCCTTTATATATATCAAAAGAAACTTTGAATAGAGTGGATTTTTCTTTACCCGAAGATATAAGAATTTATGAAGCTAGAAAAGCATTTAGTATTGGTAATATAAAAATTATTACTTATCCAGTTTATCACTCCATCCGTGCTCCTATGCACATTTTCAAGATTGAGACAGATAACCTTGCAATTGGAGTAATGACTGATTTTTTAGCCTTTGAAGAAGTAGAAGATGAAGAGTTTTTCTATCCAAATCTAGACATAGTCATAATAGACGGTAGTAGCATTACGAAAGATTTAAGAAGATGGAAGGAAGACCATAACTTAATATTTGGTCATAAAAGCGTAATTCACCAAATTGAAAGAATTAGAGATAGATGTGAAAAAAATCCAATAATAATCCTCACTCATATTGGGCGTGAAGGCATAGAGTGGGGAGACTTACAAATATTACAATATTTACATGAAAGATTTGCTGGAATGCACATATATATTGCCAAAGATGGCAGTGTATTTGACTTAAAAACAAGGCGATTTACTGAGGCATTCAAAGGCGAGCAAATATGCAAAGATATTGTTGCAAATCTTCCTTCTTTTACATGGATACCTGAATTTACAAGCATTACAGGCTCTACCTTATTTACAAAAGACCATGCACCAAGAGACTTGGATGTAATGTGCAAAGCAGAGGAGATAAATGGAAAGTGGTATATTCCTGTAGATACTTCTCTTTTGCTTAAATTGCAAAGAGCCTATCAATATGCAACAAAGAAAGTCTTAGGCAAGGCAATCAAGCCTGAGTTCCCACCTCCAGCATTGATTGGAGCTAATTGGAGTTCTATACCTGCTTATGATTTAAAGCTTGTGCCTAGAAAAAATCCAGAAGTAAGAAGGACAGGAGAAGAGGAGTTTGAAGAAAAGGTTTATGGAGTAGATTTTAAGGAAAAGTTAAGGTTACGCACCAAATCCAAAGATATTGAAAAAATGGCTCAGCAATCCTTAGAAGAGGATAAAGTCAAACCACTTCGTTTCTTTATGCCTCTTAAACCAATACGAGTTCAAGGAAAGCATGGAGAAAGGAATACACCAGAAAGGCTTGTAGAGTTATTTGAGCCACAGCATTACCCAGTTTATAACTCGGTAAAGAGAGATGGATTCAGGGTGCAAATTCATGCAGACGGGGATAAAGTTGTAATTTATTCAGAAGATGGCAATGATATAACAAAGCAATTACCTACAATTGTTGATGCAGTTAAAAGACTTAAAGCAAAATCAGTTGTTTTAGATGCTGAAGTTGAGTTATGGGAGAATGGATATCATCATCCACGAGAAGCAGCCATTGCTAAAATTCATTCTAAAGCAATAGATGATAAGGATTTGATTGCTAATTTATTTGATTGTATATATCTAAATGGCGAAGATTTGCATAAAGAGCCATTTGAAAAGAGATGGAAAGCATCAAATTCTCTTGGCATCAAATATTCAAAAGAAACTAATTTAAACCCAGAAGAAAAACTTAATATTATTCCCCATATCTTATGCAAAACTCCAAAAGAATTGCTTAGAGAAACAGAACGCATGAGAAAGGTTAAATCAAGTGAAGGCTGTGTAGCTATTGCCCATAATGCAACCTATCCATTAGATGGCAAACCAGATGACAATTCATTTTGTAAGTTTCACAATAATGTAGTTATAAGGGGAATAGTAATTGAACCTGTGCAGACTAAAGTAAGCACGGTATATAATTTATCCTTTGGCTGTTTAGCAGGTAAGCATGAAATATTAAAGAAAGACCAGACAGAAGTAGGTCCTTATGAAAAAGTTTTAACCATAGGAAGCACTTTTGCTGCACCTTATGTAAAACGAGGTAGTGTAATTGAGGTTGAATGTGAAACAATTAACCATATCATCCATGAAGACATTGAAGGCAATCCAGTAGAAATTACAGCTTGGGCACCTAGATTTATGCGGGTAGTGCCAGGGGCTAAACCAGATAGCATAGATGACATTCTTAGAAAAGCTAGAAAAGAAAATCATGTTTTGCAAGAGAAAATAATCAAATCAGACGGCACAGTAATATATAAGGAAGCAAGAAAAGAGCTTTATTGCTTTCTTACAGAAGAACCCACATTAACAAGCAAGATTAGTGATAGATTTGGTGCAGCTAAGTATGCTATATTCTTTGAACCTGCTACTTATCATTTTGAAGCAATAGATTTGTCTAATTTTGTAACAGGAATTGAAATTACAGATTTAATAAAAGAACGCAGAGCTACAGAAGTTGTTACAAACCAGATAGGAAGATTTAGCAGAGAGGCGTTAGACAAGGCTGGAATTAAGATTGTTTTTGCCCAAGGAAAGGTTGAGGATTATTTAAATAAAAAACTAGGTGAAAGCCCGCTTTTAAAAGAAGCTATATTAAGAGAGCAAGACCCGTATATGCAATATTTTGACGAAGATAAAGAGCATAAATTTTGTGCCCAACATCATTACAGGTGTGCTTTGAAAGAAGTTTTAAAAGAAATAGGAAGAGAAGATTTATGGCCTAGAGAAGAACCGAGTCCAGAGGAATGGGCTAAATTATGGCCTAAGTGGTGGCCTGAAGTAAGAAAGGTATTGGAAGATTATTATGATACCCATCCCAATTTTGAACATTCACCTAGTGTCCATTGTGATTTACGCATGGAAACAGATACTAAAGGCGTGTTAATTGGTTTTACTCTTAATGACCAAATTAAAGACCGTCCACAATTTTTTCCTTTGAGATTGAGAAAATCTGAAGGTAAATATAGTGCAGAAGAATATGATGATGACCCTGAGAATTGGAAGATAAATTATAATACTGGTGAGTTTGCTAAAAGAGTTAAAAAGGGAGGAGCTAAAGCACCTGTTTCTTTGATAAGTGAAAGAAAGGCACAAGAACCAAGTAGTTGGTTAACTTACGAGGGCTTTCAATCTCCGAGAAATGTGGCTGCTACTAGATATGGCTATGCTTTATTGCATTTGATAAGGAAATTGGGCATTGTTGAGACGGGCATGCAGCTCAATTATTTCCATGAATATTTCTTACATTTCCCCAGAGATGGTAATAAGCCTCCATTTTATTGGAGATTGATGTTTAGGTATTTAAAGCGTCCTTTTAAGGAAGCAATTGAAAAGCAAGATTATGAAACATTATCAGAGTGTGTATATCTTGAAGATGGTGAGGATTTAGAAGAAGGAATTTATTTAGAAGCAGAAAGAATTATACCTGTTTCAGAAGAGGGGTGGGGGCGAAATCAAGCAGGCTGGTTATGTATATATGGAGTTGATAAAACTCCTTACATTATTTCAGACCGTGCAGTTAAGTTAAAACGCATGTGCCCTTATCCTTACAGTGCTTTACCTAGATATATCAAAAAACAAATACCGCCTGAGTTTCATTACTGGAAAGAAAAAGACATGAAAAAACGCATTGAAATAAGGGATGCTTTGGTCAAAGCTATCAAGGAAAAGAAAGTTATTTTGAAAGAAAGCATTGCAAGAGATTATATCCTCCAATTGCATTACAGCGAGCCAGCCGAATTAATTAAAAGGAAGTCCCCAGCTCACAAACATTGGGATTTGAGAATTGATGGAGACCTAAAAAAGAAAACAGGCCATATATTTCATGCAGTTTTAGAATTAAACCCACTTGAAGTTGACTCTACCTCTGCATATTTAAAGAAGTGCAAAGGAGATGAAGGTGGAGTAAATTGGATGGAAGTTGGCAAAGATAAGACAGTTAAGTTTACTAAAGGATATGGAACATTTGAGAAAAACGAACCTGGGTATGTTAAAGCATTGGACTGGGGTAGAGTATTAGTTTTAGAAGACTCACCCTTATTTAAAAAGTTTCAATTTAAAGGCAAACAATTAAAAGGAATTTGGATAATGCATAGAAGTAGTCCTGAAACTGATATTTGGACTTTTGAGAGGTCAAAGGACATTGGTTAAGTTTAATTTTAAAAGATTTAAATGTCCAAAGGATAAGCACTTCTTATTTGCTGAAGACATTAAGGATGGTGTGATAGAGGTATATTGTAAATACTGTAAAACTACATACCGCATGGCTTTTAAAGAAGGTAAACTTATAAGTTTGAGTGAAATTCAGCAAAAGAAAGTTGAGTGTCTTGACAAAATTAGAAATAAGGTTTAACATAAAAGAAAACTAGAAAACTGCCTCTCAATACGAGAGCAGAGAATCACTTGGGATTAAAGGCTCAGTAAGCAGGAGAGAGGCAAGCTTGCTGGGCTTATGGAAAATTTCAAACCAAGTGATTTTTTTGAAACCTTCCAAGGTAAGTTTCTTCCTTTACTTGAATCGGCCAGAGGTGATGAATGGGATGTTGTTTTAATTGAGGCAGGCCGAAGTAAGGGAGGAAGTCAAGGTCAAATCTTATATCCTGAAGAAGTCCTGAAAAGAGCAGTTCCTCTTTTTGAGAATGCCAAGTGTTATGCCTTTGAATTTAGTGGTCAAATTTATGACCATCTTCCAGAGAATATCAAACAAGCAGTGCCTCAAGGTTTTGCAAAAAATCTTGTAGGTTATTTTACTTCTCCTAAATTAAAGAAACTTCCCAACGGGAAGAAAGGTATAGTTGCAAAATTTCATGTCATAGCCGATTGGCTTAAATCTGCCCTTAAAAATGCTGGGAACAAACTACCCGAACTGCTGGGCTTTTCCATAGATGCAGAGGGAATTGTTGATAGAAGTCAAGGCATGGCTTTGTCAATTGATAGAGTGGATAGTGTTGATTTAGTTACATATCCAGCAGCAGGAGGCAGATTTTTAAGAATGGTGGCATCTAGGCTTGCTGCCAGTATTGGGAAGCAAGAAGAGGGGCAAAAAGAAGGATTAAATACAAAAGGAGGTAACAGTATGAACCCTATGTTACTCGCAATCAAGGGATGGAAAAGTGGTCTCCAAGAGGGACAGGCGGTAGAAGCTACTGATGATGTAGTTTCTGCAATCTTTGGCAATGTATTGGATGAAGAAGTAATTAAAGAGTCTCGTGATGAATTAAAGGAGATTATTACTCAATGTGTTGGCTTTTTAAGTGAAGGGAAAGAGGAGTTAGCTGACGCTCTCATTACAGGAATTGTTGAGGCTAAAAAGAAAAAGAAAAA